AAGAATGAATTTTTTGAAGAATTGCCACAAGAGGAAGGAGAGTGTAAGAAGTACAAATTCTCCCAATTAGCGGAGACACGTGTCATCCCACCGTTGAAGTGTACATTTCTCGCTCATCTGAAAGAGTGTGAGAAACGGATCAAGAACGGACAGGCAATGTTGACTTTCTGGGCTGCAACATTGAAGGATGAATTGGTTGAACAACGGAAGGCTGATATTGTGAAAACTCGCGCGTTCATTCAACCAGGATTAGAGTATACATTGCTCATGCGCAAGTATTTCGGCTTTTTCATTGATGAATATAAAAGCCGGGCCGGTTTCAAACTCCATCATGGAATCGGAAAGGATAAGGACGCAGTGTGGGGTCGCTATCATGATCAATTGAACTCACACGGTGGACTAGGCTTCGATGTCGATTATAAGAATTACGACGGATCGGTGTGTCCACAAGCTTTTGATTTCTTTTTGGCAGTAACTGATCTCTATTATGGAGATGAAAACCAAAAGGAAAGACACGCCATCGTCGCATCTCTACGCGACTCAGTGGTTCTAATGGGAATGAATGTGATGATAACATCCCAGGGTAACAATTCAGGAAATCCAATGACAGATGTGTTCAATTCCATTACGAACACGTGGGTTATTTATAGTAGTTACCTCATTGCGAAAGCCACGCATAACCTCAAAGCCGACTTTTCTCTCTTCGATGATGAAGTGAGTTTTTTGACTTATGGGGATGACATCATAGTGGGCGTCAATGAAGACGTGTTAACCCACTTTAATCGTGTGTCAGTGTATGAAGTTGCTAGTGTACTTGGAATGGAAGTCACTGCCGCTAACAAGTCATCAACGATCACTCCACATGATCGAATCAAGGACTTGACTTTTCTTAAGTCGCCATTTGTGCGTCGAGAAGGATATTACGCTGCGCCTTTGCCAAAACCAATCATTTATCGCGAAGTACAATGGACTCGCAAGTTACATGAATTCGATACTGAAATCATGCAACAAAAGATCGATACAGCAGCCATGTTTATGGCTCACCACGGTCGCGAGGATTTTGAAACTTTCATTAATCAATTGGAAAGTAAAGGTATACACACACACGTGAATTTTAACACGTGGGAACAGGACATCAGAGACAAACAGGAAGATTCAAGCATAGAGTATGCTCAAGAATCCGATGATGGATGGGATATGGTGGACTATATTTTTGACCCGGACGATACTGACTTTAACGAGGACGACTGGAATTTTATAGGACGAGTGGAGGAATGATGGGAACGTCGTTATCCGTGGTTGCCGGAATAGCAACTAACCGCAATCTGCGAAGAATGAGTAACATTGAAACAGAAGCGTCTGAAGATTCTGAAGCTCACTAACCAAATTGGATGCAGGACATCCTTTGGTTTGTGCCCTTCTACTTCCGAATGTACCCGGTATGGCACCGTGGAGTTCGAGAAATAGTCTTGGCGTTGATGACAACTCTTCGTATTAATGTGTCTGTGCATACAATCATAGACCGTATTAGGCACTCTGGCCTTTCTTACCGTATAGATAAATAGAATTGTTAGGTTATAATTTTATATGCAGTATTCCAATAGGGAAGCTGTGAACCCCCCTCATATAAAAAAAAAAAAAAAAATCC